AAATCCGGACGTGGACGATCTAATCGCGTACTCCCGTATAACGGGTCAATACCGATCATCCCACTTTCAGGCATAATATCCACCGGATAATCATATTCGTTAGCCAGCCTCTGAAAAAACGTAGGGGTCCCTTCGGGATAAAAAGTATCTCGACCTTCAGAATCTATGCGCCCCGAACTGGATATAAAAGATTGTTGAGCCGCGTTTATTGGCACAGGGAAGTCACCTTCAGGATCATTGAACGGCAACATGTCCATAAATATAGCCCCTAAACCTTTTTCAGCGTCCGACATTCGTAATAATCCTCAATAGTACATTCTCACTCTAGCAGAGTTTTCTTCATCTTCCCAGTCATCTGTTGGCAATTGTACAAAATTACCTTGACGATAGCGCATAAGAGCCTGTGTCATACTATCAACCAAGTCATCATGCTCACCATTTGGAAACGCCGCAACCTCTTCAATCAACTCATCCGCCCACATCTCATCAGGAGCCCAAACCATACCTGCCTCAAACAACGGCGCAATACTATGCGCTCGCGTTACCTTATCATTTCCGCGGCTCGGTGTAAAATTAACAACAGGAATGCCCATGTTGCGTAGTTCCTGCGTCAAAGGCAAACCACTCGCCTTCGCCTCAATAATTACCGTGTCAGGTTCCCAAAATTTGTAATTATCCAAAGCCTCTTGCTTTAACTCCGGGAAATCCCATCTCCCCTTCTTACTGTCTAACAAAATTAAGTTGGGACCCGAACCACCCTCATTTGGATAAAATACTCCCCACGTTGTGATCGCCGAATAGTCAGCCGTTTCCCTCTTACTAAAAGCAGTATCATAACTTTGAATTACATATTCTAACTGAGGGACCCTATCCTGTTCCCACAACTTCCACCACTCACGCTTAATAATCGCGTTCTCTTCACCCGTAGGATTCTGCTGATACTGCGCATTCCATTTGCTCGGAGGAATAGATGCGCGAACCGCGGTCAAATCTTCCAAACTCCAGAACTCCGGCCAACAAGACGTACCATCATCAAATATTGCAGGTAATTCAACCACTTCCCACTGATCCGCTGACCCGTCCTTCGCTTGAGCCCGTAACAACTGTCCCGTCATATCCTTCTCAGACCACCGAGTTTGAACCAAAACAATAGACCCACCGGGCTGTAAACGCTGTCGAGGACCACCAGTATACCAATCCCACGCATCATCAAACCCGTTGTTCGACATTGCCGTCTGCTCCGAGTGAGGATCGTCAATAATAATTAAATCACCCCCACGTCCCGCCAAGTTAGACCCAACACCAACAGCGTAATACATCCCTCCACTGCTCGTGTCCCACCGCCCAGAGGCCTTACTGTCTGCCGCCAACTGAACCCCCGGAAACACATCCTTGTAATCATCACTCTCAATCAAGTTCTTTGTCTTACGACCAAAGTTTACCGCCAACTCCGTCGTGTGTGTCGCCTGAATGATCTTCATTTTCGGATTACGACCCATCATCCACGCAGGAAACAAATAAGACGCAAACTCACTCTTCGTGTGCCGCGGTGCCATGTTGATGATCAAACGCTTCAACTCCCCACGGGCCACGCGCTCTAGCTTTTCCGCAATGATCTTATGATGACGGCCCGCGATAAAGTCAGGCCAAACAGTTTTCACAAAAACTAAAAAATCATTTTGGCATTTCTCGTTCTTCATGATCTGCGCAAGACGCAACTCGAGCTTTAATTTCTTGTCTTCTAACATACTGTTCTGAGGTACGTTCATGGGGGACCCTAGCTATTTTTTTATAAATTGTTTCACGTGAAACATATGCGATATTAAAGGCTATTATAGGACAGTTAACTCTCGTTGCAAATAACTAATAAATATTTGTGAGAAACATGGCCTTTACGCCTCCGCCGCAGACCGCGCGCCGCGGCGCGAAAATCGCGGTTTTTTGGCTTAAATCGTGGATTTTGACCCGATATAGAAGGGACCCGACCCGTTTTTCACGGTTTACGGCCATTGGACAATTTACTGGGATTTTTGGTTGCCGGTGAAATAATGGGCCCAGATGCTTACTTAATTAACGCGGGCCACGGTCATCTAACTGGTGCCCGCTGACCTTGATCTAGTGGCCACGATACGCGCGCCGGTAGGTTTGGGCCATAGGCCTCGGCCCTTGGGCCGGTTTGTTTAACTGTTTATCTCTGCGCAATAAAAAAGGCCTGCACGATGGCAGGCCTTGGTCGTTTGGTTATGTTGTCCAGCTATTACATATGATCAATATTAACCGTTATATCTCCGTCTCGGATCATCTCTTTCACGGTGTCCTTGATCTGATCTTCATCCGCTTCTTTGCTGTTTAAATCGCTTACATCTGTTTCAAGGCTATCAATGCGATCCCCAAGGTCTGAAATAGAATAATCTAGTTCTAGTTCTATTTGCGATTTGACCTCTTTTAATATCAAACGTTCAATGTCCGATTTAATGAGATTAAATAGAAAATCCGCGCCTTGGGTTTGTTTGGCTACCAAGTCTGAATAGTTAACTTTTACCAGTTCTTTGTCATTATTGGCTACTACAATATCAGATGATGCGCGTTTAATTTCGCGCTCTAAATTTGTTGCATAGTCGCGCAGGTTTCTAATATCATCTGCGGCCGCTCTAATATCTGCCGCTGTTGCACCTCGCCCGCTGTCGAAATGATCGGACGCTAACTGTTCTAAAAAATCTTGATCTGTTCTTAATTCTATCATTTTATTCTCCATAGTTAAGTTGAAACGGCTTGCCCGCCGTTAATGGGATTATATGCGATAACTTTATAAAAAGTAAATAGGCATAAAAAAGCCCGCTAAAAAGCGGGCTCTCGTTTGGTTATAAGGTGGGTTTAATCAAAGCGGGCAATTTTATATTCACCCTCCAACCCCAAACGAATTGACACGACGCCGTAATCGTAAACATAACAATAAGCTTTGTCTTGAAAACCAAAGCGGGCAAGTGGTGGCATGGGGTCATCATCTTCATATTGTGATTGATAGGTGCCGCGGTGGTCTAATGTTCCCTTCCACGGGTACTGCCCAAACCCGCCCATTTGATATTGGTTATCCATATTATCACAAACGGCTTTTAATGTAATGCCGCCTTCGTCCTGCGCTTTTAAACACGCATTTAAAAAGAAATCCGGAATAATCCCGCAAGCCTCGCCTAAATACTCAAGCGTTTGGTTTCCCGTGTTTGGATCTCGTGCCGGATTAAACACGCGATCAAGTAAAATGTCCGCCGGTCTAAATTCTGCTGTAAATAGTTTTTCCATTTTTTTATTCTCCATAGTTTAAAGTTTAACGCGGCTTGCCCGCCGCTAATGAGATTATATGCGATAACTTTGTAAAAAGTAAAGCCCCCAATAAAAAAGGCCCGCATTACTGCGAGCCCGTTCTAAATTATGTAAAAGGTTTAAGCTGTTACTTTATCCAATAAAGCGCCCGCTTTGCGTTCTACTTGTATTCGTGCGTCTTGGTGTGGAACGTCTCGCGCAATTGCTGTAATAGCTTGGGCCGCATCCCAAACCGTTTCCACTGGTCGCCCCTCCTCTTTAAAATGTCTAGCACTTGCCGCTTTGGCCATGCGTCCAGATAAGCCCGCTCTTTTAGTTAAAAAGTCTAAACGTTCTTCATCATCTTTTGCGACTTTCAAATCCTTCGCCGCCTGAACGCCTTCAATAAATGAATGAGTTGACCCATTTGCAAACGACTGCAAAGCCGGTCTAGCTTCCATTGCAAACCTATCTGGTGCAAATTTAGTATGACGAATTTTAATTTCTTCAAAATTTTCCACGCCCCATAAATTTCGGTTCATGCAAACGCCGCGTAAATACATCGCCGCAATACCTGCGGTTTTACTGCCCGTTTCACTATTCCACGCATAAAACCCTCTAAACATTAAATCCGGCTCGCCGTTTGGTAGTTTGCCAACTTCGATTGGATTACGATCGTCAACCAAGAAAACAAAAACATCGCGGTCGCTTGCAAACAAGGTTGTGGTTTCCATAGAAACCGGCACTTCAGGATCATAAACCGCTAAACCGTCACGGCTTCCGACCATCATGCCGGGCACTTTCCAACGTCCGCCGCTTTCGTCAATCAAGTTTTTAATTGGATCGAGTATTTCCCAATCAAAAATTCGCCCATAATCTGGACCGGTTGCGGCTCTTAATTCACCGCCGTTTGCCTGATTTCCATAAACCTTAATTAAATCTTTACTGCGGTTATATTTTAAACCCCATTGGATACAGTCCGCCGCAAGTGGTGCGGGTAAGTCTCTTAAATATCCTGAGGGTGCCCCTGCTAGTTGTGACAACTGGCCAAAGCTCCAATTAGTGGGCGCGTTATAATGCTCTTGTTTATTTTCGTCGGTATATTCAACAAATATATTTCCACGGCTTGGGTTGGATTCGTCAAAATCTCCGATAATTTTCACTTTATGTGTATCAACAGTTCGGCTTGTCATGCGTTGCGCATCAATTTTTTTATGCGCTAACATATCGTCAAGGGTTAAAAACTTTTGATCATCTGGACGGCTGAACCATTGTGAAGAAACTGCACTGTTTCCAATACCGTGTGCAAAAGCGTTTGTAGTGTAAGTCATGTCAAAAACCTCCGTAGTTGTGACAAAAAAATAGGGCGGAATTGCCCCGCCCTTATCTTATCGCATAATCTCGCATATAAATGCAAGCTAATTTTTTAAAAAGTTATTCTAAACCAATATCTCCTGCAACGTGGTGCCGGATTATTGCCCGTGGTGGTAAACCTTTAACAAATCTTAAAAGTTTTTCGCCGTCGGTTTCATCTGGTTGACCGTCTTTTGAAGTCGCTTCCCAATGGATACGGCAATTTCCTGCATCAGCATAACAACCGCCTTTAACATTTAAATCGGCCGCTTTCTTTTTACTGGGTCCATGCGCTGTAAATCCAATAATAAATTTACGGTCTAGCCTTGCACAAAGTGGATCGCCATTTCCACAATCTGCGCAGGATATATCACGCAATTCAGCAGGGCAACGCACGACTTTTAGGTCATGCGGTGCCGGTTGGGTTTTCTCACCTTGCCAAGACTTTTCACTAACAACCGCGACGGCCGGAACCCCGTTTATAATTGATGCTGATGCCGCGCCTAAATTATCCGCGCTGTAATTTATAACCGTTCTATTTTTATTTAATTTTTTGCCCCAACCAAAAACGTTTGGATCAAAGTGGCAATAAGTAAAAGAAACACCTTTTGACGGTTTAGCTTTTAGCAACGCGTCCAAATAATCATGGTCAATTTTCTTAGTGCCTTTACCACTGCAATTCATTTTACAAGTAGTTGGGCAAGTAGCGTATTTTTCACCCTTGCCCGCTCTATAAGTTACTGCAACGCCTTTTGTTTTATTTGCGCGGCTTATTTCAACAGTTTTTAACATGGTTTGCCCTCCGTAGTGTAGTTGACTTTATCCCATATCATAACGCAATAAAAAACCCGCAGTCAAGCGGGTTTAATTTTTTTATTTTTTATCGCCGTCTTGGCCTGTTTCGTGGCGTTCGTCGTTTATTAGCTCTACGGTTTAGTTCTTCATAATCATCACCGTAAAATAATTTTGCAAGCCAAGTAAATATAAACACTATTAGTCCCTTTCCATTAATTTTATTTTTTTTGCCAAGTTATCAATATAAGCCTTGGCTTCGCTATCGTTTTCAAAAAAATCAGTCCCACTGGTGCAATTGTTAACTGAATACGCACCTTCGCCCATATGCTCAAACTGATATTCTAAATCTTTGTGATAGGCTTTTAAGTATTCAAGTATCTTTTTCATGTTGAATACTTCCCTTCATTTACATCATCTTTAAGAGAATGCGTTGCAGAGATTCTTTCAGAAATTGTTGACACCTCATGCCACTCATTAGTTGTGAGATTTCTAATTTTATTTCGGCCATTTAAGATAGGTTGTATTATGTCTTCAAGTGCATCCATTTGCACTTCAAGTAAATGATCCAACGCAACCATTACAATATTTGTTTCAAGTTCGTTCATATCGACTGCCTTCCCTTAACGTGGTTTTCTATAAAAGCAAAACCGCCGCCGTTACCTTCTTCATCTTGAGACAAAACAACATCAACTTCCTGATCACCTTGTTTTAAAGTAAAAGTTGGAAACGCGTTATAATATTCAGATTTTACAAACTTAAAGTCCGTAATTGTTGCCCCAACCAGTTGCCCATAATATTTATTTAAATCCATAACATTCTCCATAGTTAGTTATGTATAAGAATGTATGCGATTATATAGGAGAGATCAACCCCATAATTTTCTCCCAATCAAAAGCCCCATCTGAGCAGTAAAGTGGATCAACCTTTAAGCCTTCCATCTTTAAATCCATAGCGTCTTTACCATGATACAAAAACATCATCTCTGGCTTTGTTTTAGTCTTCAGCTTACGAACCAAAACCCAAACACTAGCGTGACTATGATTAGTCAACCACGCAACTTGATGCGGTCGTAAATCAACCGCATTTCCAGACGTGGCTTTAAGTTCTATAAAATGAAATTTACCGTTTTCGTCACAGCATAAAACATCAGGTATTCCGGGCATTGCCCATGTTTCAATTCGGGTATTTTTCCATGTTCTCGGGCTCTTCTGCATCCCACTCTTCATCAGCCTCCAAAAGTCGGCCTCTCGCTTTGTCGCGGTTCTGGGAATTGCTTTCTCCTTCGGGAGTAACGTCGATAGTGATCGGGGCATAACTTTGTTTAATCTCCTTTAGAGCGTTCAGCACTTCGTCTTTGCTCATCGAATCGATGCTACCGTGACGAACCTCTGATTTGCTCACATAAATATCGCCTTGCGCTTGCCCCCGCCGATATTCTGCTTGAACGGCCGCCGAATAGGCACCGTTGGTTAATGCGGCATCACGGATAGTTTGTAGGTCTCGTAAATGTCGCTGATAATTCACACCAAACTTCTCATCAAGTTCAGCGCGATACGCTTGTATAGCTGCCACCACATGGGGACAGATATTTGGATTAGTCATCTCATAAGCTCGAGTGTGTGCTGATCCCGCAGGGTAACCTGCATTAACGGCCGCTTCTCTCATAGTTATTTGGCCATCTTTTGAAACCAGTTCTTTTACAAATAGTTCTTGTCTACGTGTAAGTGCCGCCGCTTTAGTTGATTTAGGTCGGCCGCCTTTTTTAATTTTTGCGGGTTTTTTAGTCTTAGGTCCTGATGGCATAGTATTATCCTAGTTATTTGCAGATACTTTAACCTTAAAATAGCCCTCTTGTATATATAGCTACAGAAATAAAAAAAATAAAAAAAGTTTTCAGACCCCCTTAACGCACTTCTGGCCTCTAAGGTTACACAAACTCTGGTTACGTTACATTTTTAGAAACTACTTTGTGTTACTTCTAAGTCCTTATATACAAAGGAGAAAACACCCAAAGTTACACGGTTACACCGGTTACGCCTATATTTACAAAAAACTTTTATTTTTTTTCTCAGCTCCTATATACATAGAACGCGTTTATTTGTAACCGCACCGCAAAGAAAAACCCGCGATCCGTGAACCGCGGGCTATGCTCTTTTATTTATTCTTTATTTTTTTCGATACTTTTTTCGATGTTTGAGATATTTTCGATCATCCATTCTAAGCAGTCGGCGTGATCTTTATTAAAATCGTTTTTCTTCACTGGCCTAATAGTTCGGCTTGTGACTGTAAAGATGCCGATTGGTGTTGGAGGGTTTTTTGTTTGCCAGTTGTAGCCTCCAAAGTCTGACACGTATATTTCTTCGTCTTTACCGTACACCACATAAATTGGGACTTTATCAGAGCCGTCATGTTTATGTGCATTTTTGATCGCTGTTATTGGATCAGTTGCTTTTGCCCATGTGCCGTATTGACCGGCAGTCGATGCAAGGAAGGTGTATCCGTTTGGAAGGACGTGTTTTGTTGTTTCACTCATGGTGAACCTCCGTAGTATGTAGAACCGTAGTTCATTGTCAAAGAACATGAAGCTTGCCCGCTTCATAAGATGGGTTATTCCCACCTATAAATACATACTATCACAGGTATGCGATAATGTCAATAGTTAATTTTTTAAAAAGTTAAGTCAATTCCGCTTCACAAATCTCGAAGTAGGTTTTATCGAGTTCGATCCCAATAAAATTTCTTTTTCTGTTTTTGCAAACGGCACCTGTTGTACCGACGCCCATGAATGGGTCGAGGACCGTGTCCCCTTCTTTACTGAAGTTATCTATCATGTAGGCACAAGCATCGGGGTGCATGACGGCTCTATGAATTTTCTTGTATGGATTTCTGGAGTAGACGGGCGTCGTAAAGTGGTTCAGGGTATATGTTTCGTTTGCTTTGAGCGATTTATTATTTTCTGACAACACGAGAATATACTCGTAGGCATTGATCAGATGCGGGTTTGGCATAGGGTTGGATTTTTTCCAAATTATGACTTCTATGATTTTTTCTGCAAACATGCCCATAATCTTGTGAACATCTTGTTTGTTGTATGTATTTTTTTGCAAATTAAAAAAAACGTTGCCTTTGCATACTCTGAGGCAGTCATTTATGGATTTTTCAAGAAATGCCACGTAATCACGCTTTATATCGGTGTGATTATTGTATTTATCGTTTCTTTTTCTGTTGTAGGGCGGCGACGTTACAACCATATCGACGCTTTGAGCTTCTAATTTTGGCATTTGCTCAAAACAATCGCCTTGTATTAACGTTATCATATTTTTTCCTAGAAGGGCGGTTCTTCACCGTCATATTTTGGCTTCCACGGTTCGTGTGCCGTGGGCTGTGGCTTACGGATAATT